CTATGCTGTAACTTATGGTCAACTCGTTAAAGAAAGCCTTACTCTTACAGATGGCGGTTCTCCTTTAGACACAACGTTAGATTTGCCAGCCCGGTCAATGATTACTGATGTGCTTATCACAATCAAAACTCCTGGGGTTGGTACATCTCATAATCTTGAAAACGTTGCTTTAACTGCTAATTCACAAACTAATAATATGAAAGGAACTTCCTTTCCTAGTGGGCTTAGTTTGATTTCAAACCCATCCCAAGGTGTTGCAGCAGGGACACAGTATGTCTTAGGCAATGTTGATCCAAGCTTCCCGGCTGGACGGGCTACTATGCTTCTTTCTTCAACGGCTGATATCAAGTTAGTCTATTCAGATAACGGAATTAGCACTGAACCAATCGTAGATGTTGTGGTATTCTATAAGAAGTATGACGCCTCTTAACATGAAACTAATTTCTACGCACGTATGCAAAACACAAAATGTTGGTTTTCACGGAAATTTGTTTGGCGGCGTGATGCTTTCATGGTTGGATGAAGCCGGTGCAGCATTTGCAGCAGAAGTTTCAGGAACTCCAAGAGTTGTTACTGTTAAGATTACTGAAGTTATCTTTAGAAAGCCGGTAAGACCGGGGCAAATAATCAAAATTTATGGACGTGTAGTAAAATTTGGCAATACCTCTGTAACCATAAAGCTTGAAGCCCGTCGTCACAGTCCTTATAACGGCTCCCAAAAAATTGTATGCACGACAGACATGACTTTTGTAAGAATTGACGGCGACGGAGATCCAGTTCCAATTAATAAGGACGTTAAAAGAGAATTTGAGGAGAAAAATGAAAGTAGATAGCTCTTCTTGGAGAGATCCTAATGATTCCGATCAAGTAGCTCAACTCTATGTTGTTAGAAATAATAGAGTTTTAATACTACAAAGATCTGATTGGATGGCGTGGTCTCCAAAACAATGGGCTTTACCAGGGGGTCACATTGAAATTGATGAAAGTTATCAAAAAGGAGCCGTAAGAGAACTAAAAGAAGAAACTGGACTTGAAGTAAAAAATATTGAGCATATTTTCTCCGAAAACCATTTGCATTATTATATCGTTACAGATTTTGAAGGTGAAGTTGTTCTAAATGAAGAACACACGCACTGGCTTTGGCTAAGAGAAAACCAATTAGATCACTATGATATAGTTCCAGTTGTAAAAAAGAAGATTGAAAAGCTATTTAATATATTGAGGTAGCTATGAATGAAAAAAGTAATCCTTCTTATTATTATTTTTATATTAAGTATAAGCCAAGTGCTTGCAAAAACCCCCAAATCTAAGTTTTATGATTTTTCGGAACAACTAATCGATGGTGAAATTCAAAAACCAACCACCCTTTACACAGATGCGCGTGAAAAAGTCAAATTTGAAAGATTATTGAAGTTAAAAAAGAGTTTTTTGCCCCAATTATACGATACTGCTAAGGAAAAAGTTTTTAAATGAAAAAAGTTATTGATATTACAGATGCTGACGATGTTTGTTGCCCTGAATGTGGTGGTGTTTACTTCCGTCAGCTTGTTAGAATTAAAAAAATAAGTGCTATTATGTCACCTACTGGTCAAGAAGTTGTTTTTCCGGTTCAAATCGTAAAATGCGACAGATGTGGACATGTTGATGAGTCAATACTTTCAGGAATGCAATAAATTATGAACAAAACGTGGAAAATTTTCTTAAATGACTCAAAGGACTATGATTTATCGAGTTTTATCGTCAAAAAAGAGCTAAATCCTAAATTTTGGAGTGAAAACAACGAGTTAGAGCCTAAAATACGTGAAAAACTGCTTGAAATTGCCGAAGATTTCTTTAATTCTCTTGAAATAGAGGGTATTGAGTTAGAAGATATTACCCTTACGGGGTCTTTATCCAACTATAATTGGTCCGAGTTTTCAGATGTAGACTTACATATTTTGGTCGATTTTGACAGGTTAGAGGTTGATGAAGACACTTTAAAAGACTATTTTAGAGCAAAACAGACGGTTTGGAACAAAAAGCACGATATTATGATCCGTGGACACGAAGTTGAGATTTATGTTCAAGATACAAACGAACCTCATGCTGCCACAGCAGTATATTCTATACTTAACGATGATTGGGACATTGAGCCATCTCAAATAGATCCCAAAATTGACTTCAAAAGTATTAATGCTAAAGCAAATTTTCTCATGGCAGAGATTGATAAAGCCTGTGAGATGTATTGCGACAAGGATTATGAAAAAACTATAGAATATGTAGAAAAAATGAGGGAGAAATTGAGAAAGTTCAGGAAAGCCGGTCTTGACACGGGTGGTGAGTTTTCCGTTGAGAATTTATCTTTTAAAGTACTCCGAAGAAATGGTTATCTTAAAAAGTTGTCGGATCTGGCTACTAAGGCTTATGATAAAGCAATGTCAATGAACGGTGATTATAATGAACATTGGAAAAAGTTCAAAAAAGAATTAGAAGAAGATTATCAACAAGATGTAACACATAACCATCCAAAAGCAAAAAAAAGACTAATCGGAATGGGTGACGAGCCCAATAGCGAACCCTATCTTAAAAAACCATCTTATAAAAGATCTAAGTCTGCACCCGCTGGATTTGGTGGTTCTTAAATAATATACTATTTATACTACTATGGAATGTTCAGTCAATAATAAATCTGGTGTTGTCATGGCACGTCTAGAGAGAATGATTAAAGAGTTTTTTCCTTTCTCTCAAAAAAAATTAGGCTTTAAAAAGCCTGTTATGGTTGAGTTGCATTCAGACAGAGAAAACTCCGAAAAGGATTTCGGAAAAACTGCTTATTATTCACCATCAGAAATGAAAATTGTCTTGTTTGTTGATGGTCGTCATCACAAAGACCTGCTTCGATCACTATCGCACGAATTAGTTCATCATGCTCAAAATTGTCGTGGTGAGTTTGACGGAGATTTTACAACTCAAGAAGGTTATGCTCAAGAAGATGGCCATTTAAGAAACATGGAAGAAGAGGCATATTTAAAAGGTAATATGATTTTGAGAGATTATGAAGATGGCGTAAAAAAAGAAAACCTTTATGAGAAATTAATAAAGGAGTGGTGTAAGTAATGGCTGAGACAGTTTTAATTAACATGACAACTGGTTCCAATGTCACTGCACCAGCAGCCTTTAGCGCCAACACTGTTCAATCTACTCACAGCAATTTTAACGCCGCCAGATCAGGCGGTACAGGAGCCACTTTTGTTAGTGCTTCCAATTCTTTAGACACTAGTACATATTTAGATGGAAGTGATTACAAAGTGATCAGGCCATCAATTTTATTTCAAATACCTGAAAATTTAAGTCGATTAGACGAATTTCCACAATTGTTATTGTATCCATACAATAGCGCTGCAACGGCTTCTATATCTGTTGTAACAAATGCTACTTCTGTTGGTGGAAATAAAAGTCTTTTATATGGCAACAGTGGAGTCTTAGGAGAGACTCTGTTTAAAAACACACAGGCAGTGGCACAAGCTTCCTTGACACAGGCTACTCCTACCTTTACAATCAATAAATATAACGTGGTTCAACTAAACAAATTATCCGTATATTACATAGCAAAAATAAAAGGTAATTTTGTAGTAACACTTGTTAATCATCAATATGATTTTGGAAGCCCTGCCGCGCCATCTTCAGGTCAAAATGCACACACTCTTTCTCAGTTTAGACCGCCTGGTCATGCCAATGAACCTATCCTTCTTTTACGAAAGCCTTGGTTTATCGATAACCAGGGAAATGAATTTTCACTTGGTAAAGATTTTGCGATAAAAGGTTTTGAGATTGAAGCTAATCAAAAAAACCGTCGAGTTCCTCAACTTCCTTTTTCTACAGCAGTAAGGGGACCAGCCTCAATGCGTCTTAGAAACAGTGTTTATCAAGTGACTACGAGTTGAAAGAACTATTTAATATTTAGAGGTTTATGTTATAATGACTATTCAAGAAATCGAACAAATTATTAGAGAAGAATATTACAAAATTGAAGAGGATCTTTACCAAGAAGTTTATTCTGACAAACAGAGAAAATGGGCATGTGCTCAGCTAGGTGATGATTTTAAAGGTGAGAAATCTTTAACTAAAAAGCAAGCAAAAGAAATGTGTACAGGTCCTATGAAAAAAGAAATTTCATCAATGGGATCTGGCGCGGTTGCCGGAGCTTCTGGCAAAAAAGAAAAAGAAACATTAATCAGAGAAGAAGATCTTGTTGAAAAAATCATGAACATACTTCTACAAAAGGAGAACAAATAATGCAGTTGGACCGCCATGAATTCTATGAAGAACTTAAATTAAGAAAAGTGATTCGCGAAGGTATTAGAGATATCTTAGCAGATGAAAAGAAAAAAGTTATTGAAGTTATAAATGAAGAAAAACAACTTCGACAAAATATTAGAAAAATCATTCAAGAAATTGGAACTCCTGAAGTTGAAGTATCTCCAGAAAGATCAACTGGTATCAATGTTCTTGAAGATTTGCTTAAAAAGATTGTTCCATCTCTTGAGACTGATTATAAGAAACTTACCACTAGTAAAGAGCAAAGAGACAGTTTTCGTGCTCATATCCTCGCTGCTGCTGATAAAGCTCTAAAACCTGTTGAATTAAACAAAAGAGATGAAGAACTAGAAGAACAAATTGATATTAATGTCTCAGACGAGCCTGATCCTGCTTTTATTGACATTGAAGACACTGAAGATCCTGAACCAGTTGAAGAACCTGATGAAAGAGACTCTTTCGGAGTAGAGGGGCAAAATCTAACTGGTAGGAATATAGCTTTTGAAGCTTTCAAAAAAGTGGAAAATCAAATAATTGATGCTTATGATGTTTTATCTGACAATCAAGATCAAAATCTATTTTTTGATTATTTGTTAAAAAATCTTGATTTGTATTTCGATAAATTTGAAACTGAAATGGAAGCAATGCCTGAAACTCCTGACTTAGTACCCGATGAGGAAGCTGACATGAAGACAGATGACCTTGGAGGTGAAATTGAATTTGATGATGATAGGCTCGCTTCTGAATTAGGTGACTAATGTGGTATAAAAAAAGGGTTAGATACAACCCAAATAAAAAGAAAGATGAATTCTATTCTATCTCCAATAAGTTAAAAAATCAAGATAAAATTTCTAAAGAATTTGAAGTAATGTTATCTAATTTAACTTTGGAAGAAATTATAGGTCTTCGTCTAGAATTAGCTGCAAGATCAGTTAACAATAATCTTTATGGATTAAAAATATGGTATGATCTACCAAATATTACTAAAGATGCAGTATTAAAATATGTTTATAGTGCTGCTAGAACTAATGGAGAAGCAGCTAGTTTCTTAGGTCTATCTAGAGTTGAATTTCTTCAATTAATTAAGAAATTTAATATTAAAGAATATTTTAAGAAAACTTAATATTATTAATAACTTATCTTAAGATATATAAATAATAACATATTTATTTAAGTAAGTAAATTTTTATTTTTAATCTAAAATAATTCTCTAATTCTTCTAAGAACTTAGTCAGTAAAAAATATTTCTTTATTGACTTAAAGTCTTCTACTAGTTATAATTAGACGCTTTCTAATGCGGAGTAGTACAATTGGTAGTACACCTGGCTGTTAACCAGGGGGTTGCAGGTTCGATCCCTGCCTCCGCAGCCAGATAAAATTATGAATTTTAGCCAACCTATAAAAAAAATAAAAAATAAACTTAGAGAGGTTTATTATGAGAGTTATTTTTATGCAGAGGGGCTTTTGCAAAGATATGTAGTTCCTCGACTTTGGTATGATACATCTCATGTTTCAATGAAAGTTGGAGATTTAGTCAGGTTAAAACACAAATTGACAATGAAAAAATACCATGGCATTATTTTAGAAAAACCATTTAAAGTTATAGCAGCTTATGGAATAATCAGTATATCAGACAATATTCGTTATGTAGTTCCTGTACGGTGGAATTATGGAAGCAAAGTATATACAAGACATGAATTTTGTGATAATTTAGAAATAATTTCTGGAGGAAATAGTGTCTGACTGGCAATCTGGCTCAGGAAATAGAATTTCTTACAGTGAGATAATTGAGCTTGCCAAAGATCATTCTAGAAAAAAAGGCACAATATTTATAGGGACAGACAGCCACGTTGAAAAAAAACAATGCATATTTTCAACTGTAATATGTTTTCACGGAGCTAGTGATCAAATTGGCGGTCGTTACTTTTACAAGAAAACAAGATTCACGGCATTTAAGTTTCCAACAATTTTAGAGAGAATTACGCTAGAGGTTGAAAAATCAGTTCAATTGTCTTTAGACCTTTATGAGAAGTGCCCAGAAGCAGATATCGAAATTCATTTAGACATCTCTTCATCTGATAAGAAAGAAAAAACTAGTTCTTATGCTGACATGCTTATAGGATATGCAAGAGGTGTCGGCTTTAAGTGTAAAGTAAAGCCCAATGCCTTTGCAGCTACTTCAATAGCCGATAAGCACTCAAAATAGCTTGACTTCCACCTAATTATAACTAATATTGAAGGAGATAAATGTTATGAAATGGGAAACAAGAGATAAGTTATTAAAACTTGGTTTCATATGTAGTATGATTTTGATGTTCTTGGGCGTGGCTATCTCATACCAAGAATGTCAAAGGGACGCTATTGAAAAAAAATGGTATGGTGAAAAAGAAACGTCTGAGCTAAAGTCAGAAAAGTCTTGTATGCCTGATTGTTGTTGATAATACTTGTTCCAAATAAAAGAGGAAAAAATGTTAACTAAAGATCAAATTCTAGAAGAATCCAAGCACTTTCTTGGTCAAAATAATAACCTGTTGAAAAGAAAAAATGTCAAACGACGAGACCTCATTGATTTTCTTCTTCACAAAGAATTACTCTCAGCTTTTGAAGAGAGGGCTTGTTTGAGAAGAGAATTAAAAACAAGAAAAATTAGGTTCAACAAAGATGCATCTCAGTACGAACTTGTACAATTAGCTATGAAGAAGAAAATTGATTTTAATGAATTTATTTTATAATTGGAGTGTCAAATGAGTGAAGAAATTAAAGCAGTCAAAGTAAAGCCAGGACCAAAATGGACAAATGATAACATTTGTTCTACACACTTGGAGGCTCTAACCAGAGTTGAAAAACTAAAAGAACAATGGGTCAAAAAGAAACAAGAAAATATGCAGACCAAAATAAAGCGAAAAGCTGATGGCCGCTTTATTGTAAAGTATCGCAAGAGCCCTGCTATCACAACAAAGGAGACTAAAAATGGGAATAGTAACCGAAAAAATAAAAGAAATACAAGCAGCCCAAAATTTAACGCTGACGCAAGTATTTGAAAAATATCCTTTTCTTGCAGAACTTCAACATGAAGAAATCCTACAAGAACAGGGAAAGGCAAATGGACGACCTTTTAAAATTGATGAAAAACAACTTAAGCTATTGTTGGGATAAAATGTTGGATGAAGATTTAAGACCTTTGCGAGAATATTACTGCAAAGTCAAGCCAACCCAGCACGTAATAATAATGAACGTGGATTATAGTAAGAAAAATGCAACTTTGTTTTTTAGAGATGATGGCGATATAAAAAGGGAAACTTTTGATTGGTGCAAAGAAAACTTGGTGCTATTGAATGAATTCAACAAGTAAAATAAAAGAAATTTATATTTTTGATGTAGATGGGACACTTACCCCTCCAAGAGAATCAATGAACAAGAAGTTTGTTCTATTTTTTCAAGAATTTGCTTCAAGAAATCAAGTTTACATTGCTTCAGGAAGTGATTTGGATAAAATAAAAGATCAATTACCTGAAAGTATTTTAAAAACAGTTCACGGCGTCTTTACTTGTATGGGAAATTGTTTTCATCAATATGGAAAGAAAATTTACCAAAATGATTTTATTGAACCTGAAGGTCTTCGCGACGATCTTAGAGATAAATTACTTTCTTCAAAATATCCTAAGCGGCGCGGTAATCATGTTGAGAAGCGCGTAGGAATGATTAACTTTTCGATTGTGGGAAGAAACGCCTCTCAAGAAGAACGTGAAGATTATGCACTATTCGACAAGAAAGAAAGTGAAAGAAGGTTATTTGCTTCCGTTTTAAATACTAAATATAAAGACAAGATCACTGCCGTGGTTGGAGGAGAGATTAGCATTGACATCTTTAATCCTGGTAAAGATAAATCTCAAGTCTTAACATATTTGAAATCTAATGATATGATAGGGTCTAATACTGTCATCAATTTTTTTGGTGATAGAACAGAACCTGGAGGAAATGATTTTGCCCTTGCTTCGACTATAAAAAAATCGGAGCATAAACACAACATTTATAATGTTGAAAAGTGGCGAGATACTTGGAAAATTCTATTACTAGAAGAATATAAGCACCTGTAGCTCAGTAGGATAGAGCAACGGCCTTCTAAGCCGTGGGTCACAGGTTCAAATCCTGTCAGGTGTGCCAAAAAAGGAGATAAAATGAGCACTACAAAAAAATTAGAAGAAAAAGTTAATCATATTTCATCGAGAATTAGTACACTACGCGATGAGATGGAGGCACTGCAAAGTGAACTTGCAAGCGTCGTTCGAAAAATTGAATCAGATATGACTAGAATTGTTACTCATCTAAAAAGTAAATAAAGGATAAAAATGATTTCAACTAATTGGATATCCGAAGTGGATTCGGAAGAACAACCCACTGCTACACGAGGTGGGGATGAAGCTGGAAATAGTTCTGAAAAAGATCAAGTAACGTCAGCAAATAATAGAATTTATTTTTATTCTGAAGTTACTCGTCCAAAAATCTTAGCCTTAAATAAATCTTTAAAAAACTTAGAAATCAACATGATGAATAAGGCTACAGCGCTACAATCTACATATCTTGGAGATATCTTTTTACATATTAATTCATATGGAGGAAGTGTGTTCGCCGGGTTTTCTGCGGTAGATTATATCAAAAGCTCTGAAGTTCCTGTCACCACTATTATTGATGGGTGTGCAGCCTCTGCTGCTACTATGATGAGCGTGGTAGGACAGCATCGTATGATGAATGAACATTCTTTTATGCTTATTCATCAATTATCCGCAGGATCGTGGGGAAAGTACGAAGAGTTAAGAGATGACATGGCTAATAATGATCTTTTAATGAAAACCATTAAGGATATCTACATGAAACATACAAAGATTCCTCAAAAAGAACTTGCAAAAATGCTTAAGCATGATTTGTGGTGGAATGCTAAAACATGTTTAAAGTATGGTTTGATTGACGAAATTATTACTTAAAAGTACACTTTTCGATACATTCACGACCTAGACATTCGCATTCTTTTTGTACTTTGTCTAGATATTTCTTTAGCGCTGCCTCATCAAGATAAATCTTCTTAGATCTTTTTTCAGGCATATCAGTCCACTCTGTTCTTAATCCTTTAGGTACATTATGAGGTGTGTTCAATTTTATGAAATGCATTAATTTTTCATGGAAAGGACCAAATGATAAATGATGAAATCTGCTATGAACAGAATGTATCATACCTACAAGATCCCCTCGAACGTTAAAAATTGGAGACCCTGAGCTACCGCCAATAGCAGGTATCGTGTAAAGGGACATACCCCAATATTTTCCTGAATATCTCCCTTCAAGAACTGGAATTGTTTTTTCTCCAAAGACTCCAACTGATGCAGCAAAGTTATATACTTTGTCACCAACATCGGGTGGACTATCCCATCCAACTGGAAGGTTTGGAACTGTTAGTGTTTTAGAATGCAAAATGCAAACATCTTGCGCGCTATCAAAATCTACAGTTATGGTTGCATGTCTGTTCCCGCTAGAATCAACCACAAAAGTATGTTGAGTAACTTTTATGTTAGTTAATCCTCTAGGAACTCCAAACTCTGGATTACAAGTATGACCAGTTGTCAAAACATATTTCCCTCCCACAGAGTTTGCAATCGCTGCTCCTGATGAAGTTGACATCATTTTATATGTGTTGCAAACATCTCCAATACAGTGCTCAATAATATAAATGGACTCAATTTTAACCACAGAGTCAATGTTAACTAAATCTCCAAGCTTATATTGTTCCTCATTAATCGGGATGTGACTGCAAGAACTGCAAGATACTAAAATAAAGAGACAAAATAAAGAAAGAAAATACATTTTAAATTTCAACATGGCTTGTGGTATCCTATAATTGTAATGGGTTGCTATATGTAACTAGCGGCAGAAAAACAAAAATGAAAACCAACAGACCAACAATAGCCTTAAGCGGCGGCTTTGATCCTCCCACGAAAGGTCAGATAGCAATGATACAAGAAGCAGCTCAAATGGCAGATGTAGTTATAATTCTTAATAGCAATGAGTGGTGTGCAACAAGGCGTTGGGACGGGAAAAATTTTCTTCCTTTTGAAAAAAGAAAAAACATTCTTTTACAAGTTCCTGGTGTTATAAATGTTATTCCTGCGGAGGATAGTGACGGAACCGTTTGCAAAACATTAAAATCACTAAAGCCAGATTTTTTTGGAAACGGAGGCACTAGAACTCTTGAAAATACTCCCGAAGTAGAAGTTTGTAAAGAAATGGGAATAGGAATGTTGTTTTTTTTGGGTAAAAATCACGTCACATCCTCAGAAGAGGTGTTAAGTCAGGCAATATCGCTGTCTCAAAATAATTCTAATGAATGAAGAAAATAAAACTGTAACCAAATTTAAAAAAATAAATGCTTATAAAACAGACATATATGTAAATGAAAAGCATATAGGTTCAGTAGAACAAGAGGTTAGTGGAACATGGACAATGAAACCTTCCTTTCCTCCTTTGGTGGAAGAAGAATACTTGTTAAAAACAATTTATGTCGGCCCAGTTGAAGCGGGTAGACAACTTGCCACTATGTTTCAAAACTATAAAAAGACTCTCGATGCCGCTTTAGGAACCAGATTTTATCAAAATCGTTATAATGGATCTTTATTCTAAAAGTAGCATTTTTAAAAATTCTTTATTTTGATCGAAGTAATTTACTTTTTCTTTGTCGTTAATTTCTAAAAAATATTTTAAAGATTTTAAAGATGGTGAGAGAGCAAAGTGGTTATATTGAGAATGTACTGAATGTATCATTCCAACTAGCTCTCCTTTTTTATTTAAAATCATAGAACCTGAAGATCCTTCCGCCGCCGGTATGGTAAATGCCCCCATGCCTTCTCTTTGACCTACATAATATCCTGTTAACAATGGTATCATATGGTTTGTAAATATTCCTTTTGGTGCTGCAAAGTTGTATAACTGTTCGTCATATGGAGGATTGTTTTTAGCTATAGGAACTGCATCTTGCCATAGAGTATTAGTTTCCAGAATGCACATGTCTTCGCCAATATCTATTTTTTTGACTTCAAAAAGGTGCTTCATCTTATGAATATCATATCCATATAATGTAACTTCAATTTTTACTTCGCCATCTACATATTTTTTTATTTCTTCAATATC